ATAAACTTCCATTTTTTCTTTGGATATTATGTATTTTGATTCGGGTATGTCGGCTTTGCCAATTTCTAGAGCCGTTTCATTATCTGTAATAATTTTTCTGAATTGCTTAAGGTAACCAACCGTAATTTTTAAGGCTTTTGGTGCCTTATATTTTAATCTTCCCTCTTTTACCATATCATCGTATGCTACTTTTAGTAAATCATCCACTGTTTGTACTTTAAAAGTAGGATCAATTTGTCTTTGTGTAAATGCCCAATCCACTGACTTTTCAATTACTTTAGCAAAGTTTTTCATTATATCAGCATTACCAAAAACATCATTTCTTAAAAGGTCGTTTGTTTTCTTTACACCCATCATTACTGGTTTAATGTATTGAGAACCTGCTTGATTAGCAGCAGTAAAGGCATCCTTATCGACTAATTTTACCAACAAGTTATTTTTAAAATCTCTTAAAATTAATCCTTCGGGTTCTATATTACCCAAAACAGATTTTCGATTTATAACCATTTGTTTCAAAAATTGCCCTTTAATATTATCCATGACCATCTGAATAACTTTTTTGGCTTTTAATTTTGTAGGTTTGTCTACTTTTTTACGGGACTTTATAATATCAAAATATTTTCTATATAGGGATTCAAGTGTTATTAGATGGTTTACTTCAAACTTGAATTGACTTGAATCTACTAAAGGTTTTGAATATGCTCGCCATCCGCCTGAATTATCTAAACCATCAACAAGCATTTTGAATATTTGACTGGAGTACCTTTGTCTCAGTATTGACTTACCATCGACCTTTACATCAAATAATACTATAGCACCTTTGCCTATTTTATCCTTATCGTATTTTACTATGTTTGTTTCGGATGAGGGTAAAAGTTCACCGAAAACTTGTAGAGCATTAATTTCTTGATACTCGGCAATTTTTTCTTTAACACTTACAAGAAACCGTTCATTTGCATTAAGAATTCTATGGTAGTCTTTAATGCCTTGAAGAAAATTGAAGTCGCCATAAACCGAAGGATCTGTTACGGGTTTAGATGATTTGGTTTTGCTATAGAATTTATTATTTTCATCAACGCCAAATGAAAAATTCATACCATCCATCTTTTCAGATATTTCTATATTTCTTTGTTCTATATCAATAAAAGACCTAACAAAGGTAATAAAATCATCGGTATTCATCTCATCAAAATGAACTATAGAATCCATCTTTACAATTTCTTCGAATAAGTTTGTCATTGTATTTGTAGTTATATTCATTTTTATAGCCAATATTTTTTCATAAACGGCAACTGTTTTTGTATGTATTCTTCTAGTGACTTATTCCAAGCACCAGATGCTTTGCCCTTGTAAAATGCAGACTTAATATCATTCAAAACCCCGGCAATTGCTCTTGGAGTAACTACTCTTTTAGCAAGTAATTCTTTGCATAAATCAAGAACGTCCTCAAATTTATCCATTCTTTTAATAGAATCAGAAACTCCAAACTTTTTATCTAGAAGTTTTTCCCATGAGCCAGTTGTTTGTTCTTTTGTGAATAACATATCCAACAATAAATCAAATGCCTTTGGATAGTTTTTGAAAAGTGCATTTGGATAACGGTTTCTTAGCAAACCATTTTCAGATAAATCAGATTTAAGTCTATCCAATGTTCGTACCTTTTTGTCCAATAACTCAGCAAGATCTATTGATTGTTGTTTTTTTGCTTCGTCTCTGAACCTTTCTGCCTTTTTGCGTAGTTCATCCGAAACCTCAGTAATATTTCTGTACTTATTATCCCAAATGAATTGCTTAAATCCATTTTCGGCCGCAGATAATCCAATAGCCTTTACCATTGTCTTTGCTAATTCAGATCGGTGAGCACCTTTAATAATAAAATCTCCATTCTGTACGGGTAGTTCATCCGAGAAATACTTAAATTTTCTCATATAAGAATAGATCTCATCATTTTCGGATGGATTTGCTATCATTAGATCTATTTGGTATTTTTCGCCTTCATACGGCCAGGCAACGGTAAAAATATTACCGAATGCTACTTGATAATCTAGACCTTTGGATTTGGCCCATATTGATAATTGCTTTGCTGATTCTCGGTTATCAACACTAGAAACAATCAATAAATCCAAATCGCCGCTTAAAGACTTTGCTGTTGGTAGATTTTTTAGCATAGACCTTGTGCTACCCAATCCTGCCATAGTATCAAGTTTAAAAATCTTCATTTTTTTTAATACTAAATCAACAAAGTTACCTACAATTTTTTCTGCTTTGTTTTTAGGGACCTGAGAAACTCCTGGCATCGAACCACTTTCATTTATTATATTCTGAGTCTCATAAGCAATCATTTCTGTAAATGTTTCTTTGGATATATCATAAAAGGTATCTGAACCTATAGATGAAAGACTGCCATTTAGATCATCGTGGAAGAAATTTTCATTATTTTCCGCGAGTGTTGTACTCTGATTTAAGTCCAGAAAATCTAAATATTCTCGAACCGTATTGGATTCTATTAAAAATTCAGCAACTTTTTTCATCTCACATCCTTCAAAAACTCAATTCTGTTTAATTTCTTCATAGTTTCCCTATTATATTGATGTTTATTATTTATTTATATAAACAAGAAAAGCGTCTTTTTAGGACGCCTTTTTGTGTTAATAATTAAAACCTTTAAATTTCGGTTTGTTTTTTATGGAATTATTTGCGGATGGTGCAACAAATGAATTAGATGTTTCCTTGGTACTAGTTTTAGAAGAGGGATCTGCTATATCATACCATCGCATCTTTGCCCTATCTAAACCAACAACAAAGCGCTTATTATTAGTAGCGTCCGCATACCTATTTTTTATTTGTTTTATTTGTAATTGCCCAAGTTCATCAAGTTCTTCTGATATAACCAATGCAATAATTAAATCCGCTGTATGTGCAGTACCCATAGAATCAGATAGGTCAGTCATTTCAGGATCAGAAGTTCCTGTTCCGTTTCTGTTTGTCTGAGTTGCTGTTACCACAGGAACATTAAATTCTTGTGCTAAACCTCTAAGTTCTTCAGCAACCGCTTTTACAATCGTATATGAATTTGCCGAAGTTCCTGCTTTATATCTGGCAGAAGCACAAATATTAAGGTAATCTACGTAGATAATATCAGGCACAAAGTTTTTCTTGAGCTTCAATTCATTAATCAAGAATCTAAAGTGACTTACGCTAGCAGAAGATGTTGGGTATTCCTTTATCTTTAATTGCCCGTTTGTTTTTGCCTTTATTTTCTGTATTCTTTTTAGATATAAGTCTTTAGGTAATTTTTTTACATCTGCCATATCAGCATTCATTAGATTAGCTTCGATCCGTTCAGCAATTCTTTCCTCTGAAATTTCATTCGTAATATAAAGAACATTTTTACCATCCATTAGATTAGTAGAAGCAAAGTGGCACATAGCAAGAGTTTTTCCTGTAGCAGGTCCTGCCATTATAACATTAAGTGTTTTTGGACTTAAACCACCGTCTGTTATTTTATTCATCTGAGAAATATCAAAAGGAATCTTAGAAACTTTTCTGTGATAAAATTCATACCTTTCCTCAGCATTCTCGATAAAATCATGGCCTATATTTTGTTCGAATGAAACGGAAAGTGCATTTTTAAGAATTTCTGGTATTGAACCTCTTGATAAATTTTTATCGGAATCATCTGATATTTTTACAGCCTCCATGAGTGCATTATATAGAGATTTATCTTGACAAAAAGATTCAGTTTCCTTTATGAGCCATGTAATATTTTCTTTTTCTGTGTTTGTCGTAATATCATCTACTATTTGTGAGATTGAATCGTACAAAGAACTTTCAATATTTCTGTCCTTGTCTATTTCGATAATAAGGGCCTCCTTAGTAGGAAGCACATTAAATTCATTAATGAAAGACTTTACTGTTAGAAATATCTTTTTTTCAGCAAAATCCGAAAAATATTCCTCCTTAATAAATGGAAGTGTTCTTCTTGTGTATTCTTCATTCAGTAATAGGTTTTTTAGTATCGTCTTTTCCAATGTGTATAAATTTTTGTTCTGGGTTTTTAAGTTGTAGTTCCATTAGGTACATGAATATATCCGACAACATATTGTCTAGAAACTCAATTTCTTCCTCCTGATATATAGTATCTTCGTTTAAGTCTAAAATAGAATATTTCACATCAAGCGAAGTACCTTCATTATCTTCTATTATTTCTACATTATCGAATAGTATTTTATGTCCATCAAATATACGAATATTCTTCAACAAAACATAAAAAATCTCGGGATCATTGTCGCTAGGAACAATATCAAAGTATTCAGTTATTCTTTTCATTTTCGTCAGTTTCAAGAGTTTTTATTGTGTCGGATATATCATTATCATCTTCTGTGTCTTGTAGCAGTTCGTTTAATGAAACAGAATACCTTTTTTCGACAGCAGATTTAAAGTTAGTTTTAGCAAAAATAGGTTCCCAAAATATTTTAGAGTTTGTTGCTAATTTTCTAAATAGTGTCTGTTCGCTTTCGTCAACCAATATGCCTGTATCTGTGTTAACCATAACCCTACTATACCAGCCACCTTTTGGTTTTTCTACGTGCCCGGTTTCTAATGCAACATCAAGTAAACCAGACCACTTGGACAAACCTTTCTCGAACGTTACAGTTATAGGAATTTTTGATTTTTCTTTAACAAACCTAGATTTTTCTACGTTTATGATGAAATTATACCCTTCTAAATCCTTTCCGTTTTTTTCTTGTTGTCTTCCTATAATATAAACAGAATCAGAAGAATACATACCACCAGTACCACCACTAACAACATCTTTACTATACATTTCCATAGTCTTATATGAGTGATTCACAACAAACATAGGAATGTCTTTTATGGTAAGGTGCGGTGTTACAATTCTAAACAAGGATTTAAGTTGTTTTGCTCTTGTCATATCAGCAACAGATTTACCATCCAAAGCATCTTGTGCTTCTTTTTTTGATGCTAGATTGCCAATGGAATCAATAAAGATGAATATTTTATCCTCTAATTCTATTTCATTTATTTTTTTTGTTATATCGTGGGTAAGAATCTCTATATCTGTTATAGGAATATGAATAACACGGTCTGTATTAATACCCAGAGAAGTAAAATAGGCCTTAGGTGTACCAAATTCAGAATCATAAAACAATGCAATAGAATTCGGATATTTTTTTAAATATGCTTTCATCGAAATAAGACCAAACAAAGTCTTAAAATGTCGAGAAGGTCCTGCAAACATAGTTAAACCAGACTTAAAACCTCCATCCATCGACCCGGAAAAAGCAACGTTTAGCATAGGAACATCCGTAGTAACTATTTCTTTATCGGCGAATAAAGAAGATGTGGTTAATATGCTAGAGTTAATTGACCCTATTTTGTTAAATTTGCTAATAAGTGACATAAATTTTATTTTATTGAAAGAATGATTCTAGTGATGCTATTGGTTCGGTTTGCCATCCTATAGCATTTAATATAGTGGCTATAGGAATTACTACTGATTTTTCGAACTGTGTTTCATAATCAATGTAGTCTTTTACTTTACTTTCGTCTGGCATATCACCGACAAAAGCAATTACATTTTGCAGTACTGGATTAGGTAGTTTCAGGTAAATAAATTTTGCCTTCTCACCTTCCTTTATAGTTTCGTATGTTTTATCTAAACTCATATCTTTGAGCATTTTGTTCCACGTACCGGCAGCCCTTACTTGTACTGGTGTTCCTTTTATAAAACCACCGTTTGAGTTTATAAATTTATTTAGGCCATTAATTCCTCTGGGAAATGCTATTTCGCTGACAGGTAATTGCTTAAACTCTTTTTTATAATCTCTTATAAATTTTTGTAGGTCGGCTTCGGTACCTGACAGTATTATATTAGTTGCGGTTTTTAATTTAACTCGAACATTCTTAGGTGTCGAAGATCTCACCATTTCCATGCCAATAACCTTAAGTTTAGGTGTTTTATATCGGACGCCTTCACTGTCTAAAACGTTCATTATATACCTTTTCTTTCCGGTCCATATAGCTCTGTTTGAAATTATTTCTCTCTTCATGACCATTTTTTGTTGAAAATGATTAAACGTTTCGGCTAGTTCTTGATATTTTTCATCTATGAATGGTTCTATTACTTTACGAGCATAAGAATCCAACATATTTACTATATCATCTCTAGTAGCATTAGGTTTCGTTTTTTTGTATTTTTCCACTAATGATTCAAACGAAAAATAAACAGAATCGGTATCGGAATAAATTAGCACATCTTTTTCGGTTTGCAGGTATTTTTTTAAATATGAGTTAAGTTTTTTACCTATCCATTTTATAGCCATTTGACCTTGAGATGTGACTGCTGAGGCGTTTCTTATATCATAATATCTAAAGAACCTATTACCGCTTGCCCCATATATAGAATTTAGACCAACTTTTTTGACTAATTGATAATTGCTGTACTTAGATACATTTGATTTAAGAATATTTATTTTTAAAGGATCGGTTTCAATTTCCAGTGCTACCTCGGCCTCAATCATTAACCTTTTATATTCCTTACGTTCTGTGTAAAGTTTTTCTAGCAATTTAGGGATAAATCCTTGTTTACTTTTGTCGTAAAAATAACCATTAGCGGCTAAAGACACATCATACATACCCAATGTTTGTTTTACCGAATCAGGTAATCCATTTTCTATTATATCGTCTAGTGTGTTTACATTTATAATATGATCCACAGGTTCAATATCGGTCCTTAATGTTTCTGGGCTAATATTAGTACCCATCATTATGTGAGGATATAGAGAATTTAAGTCAAAACTCATAATCCAGTCATAACCGCCAACAATAGGATCCATTACATAACCGCCAGGAAAAGATTCCTTTGGTCTAGATTTTTTCTTCGGAATAACAATATTAAGTGATTTTAAGTGGTCGTAGAGATATGAATCCCACATTCTAATCTGAGAAGATGTGTCCTCATAATTGACATTAAATTCATAAGCCATGGTTTGAACTAGAGATAATAACTGATTTTTATCATCTAATTTTTTAACCAATTCAACATCTTTTATATTATATTCTATGTATTTTTGATAATCCGACTTATACAGTTGATGTAGATTTTGATACTCTGAGTAATCTATTTTCCTTTCGCCTAATTCATATTCAGCAACATCTTCTAATTTATAAGATTCAGGTGTGGTAAATGTTAGTTTTTTGTATAACTCCATGTAATCAAGAACAGAAATCCCATAGATGTCTATTTTCGTTTGTTCTTTATTATAAATTCCCGTTGAATTTACTATTTTTTTATACGCAACCTTGAATGGAGATAACCTTTTTGCGTCTTTTTCGCCTAGAATTTTTTCAATGCGATTATAGATATATGGAATATCAAAAAATTCAACGTTCCAACCTGTTACTATATCAATATCAGCATCTTCCCACCAATTAAGAAACTTGTGTATCAGTATTTCTTCACTGCTACAATAGTAATAAATTACATTGTCTATGTGCGGTGTATAGTCACCGATGCCCCAGACATGGTATTTACCATTAAAGTAAATAGTAATTGCGGTAAATTCTTCGTTAGCTAATTTAGGATCAGGAAAACCATTTTCAGAACCTACCTCTATATCTATATTTGCGATTCTTATTTTTTTCGATTCGTAGTTATTTCCGTTACCGAATTCTGATATAAACATATAAGTTGGCGAAATATCGCCAAAAATATCAAAATTGCTAACGCCCTTATATTGGTCGGTAAAACTTTTTAACTCGTTTATGCTATCAAATTTTACAGGTGCTACCGGCTTTTGATCTAATGTTCTCCATACGGTATCTGTGGTAGTTGGTATATAAAGTGAAGGTTTATAGTTAATTTTTTCACGGAACCTTTTTCCTTTTTTCCAACCTGAGACTAAAAGTTTGTTCCCATGTTGTCTTACGTTTGTATAGAAATCTAGCATAGTTTTAATTTGGTTAATGAATCATAATATAACAAAAAAAGCCCGTAAATCAAAACGGGCTTAGATAAATTTATAATTTATGTAATCCTGGCTGCTTGGTTATAATTTCAGATTCCTTGGTTATAATCCCGGAACCAAAAACTGATTCCCACTGATTCCTTATCTCGACAACAGGAATCCCTTCAGCCATGAAAGAATCTGCTTTAAATTCTACTACATCATTGTCTAAATATGTCAGTATAGGTTGCATAGAAAGTTTTGGTTGTGAATTAGCTACAGGTACATTAACCAAAATGCAAGGATTTTTTATATTTATTACAGCCGGAGATTTATTTTCTATAGAAGATATTACTTTACCTATAATTTCTTCGCCTATGTGAGTTCTGAATAGTTTTACCATGTTGTGTATTTTATTTCGTTGTTTATATTAGCAACTCTTAATAGTTGGTTGCGGTTTTTGTTTTTATTGTATGATACATGGACCCAGGAAGGATCTTCTGTTGTACCAAATTCCCATATTAACTGATCAAATTCTAAATTATCTTTTATGAAGTAAAATAGATCCTTATTTGTAAGTTCAGGATTCATATCAGCATCTAAATCCATGGCCATACCTAAACTATGTTGACTTGTTTTACTACCACCTATTTTTTCGTTTAATGAACGACTTCTATAAAATGAAGAAATATAAACTTTTACTTTAAATTTTTCTACTATTTTATCATAAATTTCAGATGTTAATATTTGACTATTAAGCAAATGCTCATCTGTCGGCGAATTATCAATTCCAAGTCTTTCAGCGGTTGCTGATTTAATTAGATCCTTGAATGTTGCGTATTTGGATATTTTTATGGGATTGCTCAATTGTCTTTTTTTTATTTTATATGTTGGTAGTTTCATATTTAAAAAAAAGACACCGAAAATCAATCCGATGCCTTTTAGTCCTCAGTAAACTATTAAATTTTTGTATGTTTGGTTGTATTACCTATCGAGTATTTTGGAATACATTCCCAATCTTTTTTGTGTGAAAATGGTATAATTTTTACCTGAGATATTGGGCATTCATTTCTAGGCTCAATACAAAGTATGGTCAATAAACCCCAATCCTCGAGTAATCTAGCTATAGTATTTCTTCGATTTATAGAAGAACTATCTATATCAGAGTTTTTACCATCAAGAGCAAAAAGTTCCTTAAAATGTAGTATGGAATATTTTCCTCTTTTATGTAAAATATGGCAAGATTGAAACAATTTTCTACTTGTTTTTGAAGCCACGCCCATTCGTGTAAGTGTTTCTTTTACTTTCAAAAAGTCTCCCCTTTCCTTTAATTGAACTTCTATTCCGTGCCCGTTAAAAATATCAATTTTTGGTTCCATTGGTTATTAACTCTTCAATTCTTTTTAGTTGTTCAGTGTCCAGGATTTTCAAAAAATCAAGTGCCTTTTTTCTATTTACATTGTAATAGAACATTACGTTTGCTAAATGGTTATCATTTTCAGGTTTAATCCATTTGGAAAACCTTTTTCTTTTTCTTATGGTACTTAATAGGTATATGTATTGAAGTTTGCTATCTATATGACTGTTCATATTCATTAAGTTTGCCTGTTCGATAGTATCAGGAAAATAAGAAAGAGTTCGGTTTGTTATATAAGGAGCATAGGTTTTTTCTACCATCTCATCATTCAATGAATTTTCCATCAAATTGTCCTTAGTAAAATTTATAGAATTTATAAATTCAAACGGGGAACTCTTTTTTTCCTTTTCGAATACTTCCTCTACTATTTCTACTATTTCGATACCAAAAATATCAAGGTTCTTCTCGATTTTCTTATTCTTTGATTTGGCACTCATACATAAGCTCCACAAAAAAGGCAATTAGATTTATTTCAGGATCAACAGAAAATGCTTCTTGATACTGATATTTTGCAATTACCAGAATAGCATTAGGTACACTTTCTTGG